TAGGCCAGTTGGATCTGGTCCTGTATACATCAGGCGTCCTGAGACGATGATATTGAGTTCTACGGTACGTTTGTGAGAGTTGATAAGTTGAAGGCGAGGCATTTCCTTCAGTTGTTTCTTTAGTTCTCTCTCTTCTTCTGCATCACCTTGCCATTCTTCGGTAACGCCAGTCTCCATATCTACTAGGAACTTTTGTGGCTTGTTGATGCGTTTCCAGTATTGATCGTAAGTACAGAGGTTCTTAGCAATATATGTGGAGTTGTATTGACGATAGATACCGAGGTATTGGTATTTGTTGTCTCTGATACCTGTTGGGAGATCATCGATCTCTTTAGGGTCAATCCACGGAAGAAGAGCTTTAATCTGTTCTTTAGAGAGGAGATCCCTTGTAGATGCTTGGTCACAGTCACTGAGATCCCTTTTAGTAAAGTATGGGTCCAGCATCAGCGCATTAAACGGCTTCCAGTAGAACTTGATATCTCCATTCACCTTATCACGGGAATAGTCCATGTAAAGACCGAGAATAGAGAGGCCTGTCTTTAATGAGTGCTCAAAGGCTTCTGAGATGATGTAATCGGCATTTGCTTTGTCATAGATGTAATATAGAAGGTTGGAGAACTGATCCGCTGTTTGTGAATCTGATCCTTCTACAGGAGTGCATACGGTAGCAGTACGGTTTTCTCTTTCATAACCGGAATATAAGTTAACAACACGGCGAATCTTGTTTAACTCTAAGATCATCCGGTTCTGGCGTTCTAGCTTTGTTTTCTCTAGGTTTGTCCAATTGTCCCCGGCGTATGCTCTAAGGTCGCGATAGGCCTGCGAATAAAATATGCCCCAGGTTCTGTAAGCATCATAGAAAAAAGAAGAAAATTGCGCAACTTTATCATTTCCGCCTAATCCAATATATGTACTCATGATTTTCTCCTAGACAAACTGTAGGATTCTTTTGTACTATATACTTCATATAAGATAGGTGATTTATGGAAGAATTTGAAGGTAAAGTATTCAGAATTCAACAAGGTTATTTGGCCAGAGGCAATCGAAGATTGCATAGATTGATATGGCAAAAATTGAAGGGACCAATCCCAAAAGGATTTGATATTCATCACAAAGATGGAAATAAACTGAACAACTCTATCGATAATCTTGAATGCATTAGTCATGCCGAACATCTGTCTATGCACATGAAAGAGAACTCTCAAAAAGTCCATGAATGGCATAAAACAGAAGAAGGTAGAAAAGCTCTTGGTGAGCATGCTAAGGAAGTTTGGGAGAACAGAAAGGTTCATACCTTAACTTGCCTCCAATGTGGAAAGGAGTTTCAGGCCAAGCAGATCGATCGCGCCAAATATTGTGACAATAAATGTGAGCAGACGGCTAGACGAAAGCGCGGAGATGATCTTGTGGATCGATCCTGTGTAGCTTGTGGTAAGATTTTTCGTATTAACAAGTATCATAAAACATTGACTTGTGGTTATGTTTGTGGGGGTGTTTATCGCACCCGAAACGCTAAGGGTAAACGTAAGTCCAAGAAAATACTTGTCACTTAACCCAAATTTTTTTTAGAGCCATTCTTTTCTTAAGCGGTTCCATTCTTCGGCGGTAAGGCCGGCGGAGGAACCGGTTCTCTGCACGGCTTCGGAGCAGTATATTAGGGCTTTCGAGCCGTGCGACGCCCAGTCGTGGTAGCTTTTTTCGCGGTAGCAGCCGAGCTTTTCGTTCCACTCTTTGCGGAAGGCTTCAACGGCTTTGATACCTTTTTCGCACTTGGTTTGGTCGAAATAGAAGCGTGGGAGCATGTTGCGGAGGCATTCGATACCGAACATTTCGTTGGAGTCTCTTGGTAGGATATCGATTTTGAGCCCCATCCCCCTAGCGATGTCAACCAAGCTTTTGCCGCTCTGTAGAGATCTTGAAGCGGCGTCATGAGGCATGAAATGCTTTTCATATATATACGGCTTTTGTTTTAACCAATTTACGTAATGGGTTAGTGGTTCGTCGCTGTTTTCGTAGTATTCGATGCAGTGGACTTCTTTCCCGACGAGTTGGAAGATCCAGATGGCGTTGGCATCACCGATACCGATATCCCAGGCGCTGTAAGTCTTTGCCGTTTCATCGTAAGGGACGTGGCAAATACGGCGTTCTTGTCGTGCTATGGACATCATTTTAGCGAAGTAGTACCCTTCATTGGCTGCTTCGAATGACTCTTCTGGTGTGGAAGGGTATTCGCGCTTCATGTATTCGCCTTGAGTTTGCAACTTCTTAACGTACCACGCTTTTTGCTCAGGGTTTAAAATAATTCCTTTAGTCTCTAAGTCGAGAAAATACTCTTCCATGTCTTTAGATATCAATACATTTTTTGAGTCAAGTACATACTCGTTATGTTTGTACCATGGGAAAAACCACAATTGCCAGTCTAGGGTGCCTAGTGGAGTGGCTGAATCTTGAAGAGCTTGTGCGCCTTTGCAGAGATTATAGAAGTGACCTTCACGTCCGCGTGCGGTGGATTCGATGCAAACAAATTGGCCAGCTTGCACTGCGTTAAGAGCGCCTGAAACAATCTCATTTGCTTTTGTGGGGTTTTCTTGACAGATTTTAGCAAATTCCGTGATATGGAGATATTGTAGGGTACCACCGCGAAGAGATGTTGCCACACGGAATACTGAGCCGTTAGAGAAGCGCATTTCATGGACGTTATCGCGGTGAGCATGGCACATGTCACGGACGAATTGCGGTAGGTTGTCATAGGCAAACTTCACCTTATCGATGAAGATTTCGCGTGCGATTGGTTTGGAGTCGGCCACGATAGCAGCATTTGAATTCGGTTGAAACAGGCATGTATCAAGAAATAGGAGTGCATGGAAGGTAGTAATTCCAAGTTGTCGCGCTTTGAGGACGATATTTAGGTTATGGGATTTCAGAAGGGATAGTTGTGCCCAGTTGGGGCAGAAGTCGATTACTTGCCCTTCTTTATCTTTTATCTTATAGAGGTTTCTAAGACGCCATTCTTGATTACGGAGTAAAGAAAAAGCTTCATCTTGTGTAATTGTCATCAAATCCTGCAAAATGAGTGTGAAGGTTCTTTTATCAAATAAAATATTTATTTAACAAGTTTTTTACATTTAGGATTTTTTGTGTGGACATATTTAATAAAATCAACGGACTCGACTTATTCAGCGGAATCGGAGGAATCTCTCTCGCACTCAAAGATTATGTGCGACCAATCGCCTATTGCGAAATCGACCCCTATTGTCAAGGAGTGTTGCTCTCACGAATGGCCGATGAATCACTTTGCAACGGTACTATCTGGGATGACATTAAGACATTGGACGGAAATATATTCAAAGGAGCCGTTGACATCATTTACGGCGGCTTTCCCTGCCAGGATATCAGCGTTGCAGGACATGGAAAAGGCTTGGCAGGAGAGCGAAGCGGATTATTTTACGAGATCGTTCGTTTACTTCGGGAAACAAGACCAAAATTTCTCTTTTTGGAAAACGTACCAGCAATCACTGGGCGTGGAGGAGTTGAAGTCGTTAAAGAAATTACCAAAATGGGGTATGATTGTCGATGGTGCGTTATATCAGCTGCATCCGTTGGAGCATTGCACAGACGCGAAAGGTGGTTCTTATTGGCTCACGCTAAGCACGATGGAGCATCTTCCAGTGAGAGAGGGCGACGCGTTAGAGAATGCCTTGCACAGGGGCAAGAATCGGGAGAGCAAGAGAAAAGTTTCGGGAAGGCTGAACGAACAAGTGGTTTATCCGGAGATGTGGCCAACGCCAGCAGCGAGAGATTGGAAGGATTCTGGAAGAGAGCCGGCAGCACAAGCCAGAAAGAGTCCATGTCTTCCGGCCGCTGTAATGATGGCAACGCCGACAGCATCACAGGCGAGCAAGCCGATACGAAAGCCGAGTCCAAGCAGGGAGAAGGGCGAGCATGGGGAGGATCTACAGGATTCTATTGGCCGTTTGAATCACGAGAGCATTGGCAAGAGATTGTCAGTGGAGTTTGTAGAACTTCTGATGGGGTACCCTTCCATGTACACCGCCTGCGCGGACTGGGCAATAGCGTGGTTCCTCAGCAAGTCAAAAAAGCGTTCGAAATCTTAATGGGAATAAAATAATGAAAGTCTGTTGCATTAGTGATTTACATGGATTGACACCGGAATTAGAGGATGGAGATTTGTTGTTGATAGCAGGGGATTGCACTGCTAGTGACAAAGTTATGGATTGGGGAAGGTTTTTTTCGTGGCTGAAGAGGCAGAATTACCGGATGAAGGTTATTGTTGGAGGAAATCACGATAACTTTCTGCAGGAATGTTGTACTTCTGAGGGAAGTAAGAAAATAACAGATGAAGATGATGATTTTGTATATCTCTGCGACTCAGGAATAGAATTTGAAGGCTTTAAGATATGGGGAAGTCCATGGAGTTTGTGGTTTAAGGGAATAAACCCTAGATGTAAGGCATTTACCGGTTCTGAGAGTGATTTAGCAAGTAAGTTTGCGTTGATTCCTGTGGATACGGATATTTTGGTAACGCATTCACCGCCTTTTGGTGTTTTAGATGGCATTCCAATAGAAGATGGGAGTTTATTTCACGCCGGGAGTAAATCTTTAGCCACTAATATTGATGAAAGGCTGGAAGATCTTTATTTACATGTCTTTGGTCATATTCACGAAGGATATGGAAAATGTTTCAAAGATTATGATAAAGATGTCGGATTAGGATGTCCCTCTATCAACGCATCGCTTATGAATGCAAGGTATGAGGCTGATAATAAACCCATTTATATAAGGTTATAGCTGAAAGGATGTATATATGAATGCAGAAGGTATGGATTTTGTATTAAGGTGTCAAAACCTACAGGGGAATTTTAACAATATGTCAATGTATGAACCATCGAATCGTGTATGGGCATGTATTTGCATAGATAAGTTAGTTAACATTATCCAATCGGAACACAATCCTGAAGACGCGCTATTGCATGTGATCGAAGATCTGAATAGATCGTTAGGAAAAGAATGATCCAGCAGAGACAACACCGGCAGGAGGAAAATGAGAGGGATTGACGATGAGGGGAAAGCCGACTTGTGTGAACTGTCCCCCGGAGATATAAGGAGTGAAATTGCGACCATCTACTGGAAGACCAAAGGAATTGTAGAGTGCAAATGTGTCTGCGGTGGCTTGCTCCACATAAGTGAGGGAGTTATTGAGTTGCTCCATGCCGGTTGCGGAGGCGAAAGGGATGGTGATAAATTGGGTTGCTCTAAGTGCAGAGCCGTTGGTGAGGCCATGTGCTGTCTTGCTTACTACGACTGGCAGTGTGTTAGTGATGCCTTCTGGGGTAAACTGCCTAGTGGTGAAGTGTGATAGTGATGAGTCTGGGTTGTTTGGGTATGGCGATGCCGGCTGAGTGTCTATAAACTCATATAGCGGTGAGTCTGGATCTTGTGGATTTGGCAAGCTCATAGAATTCCTTTACAAAAATTCATGTTACTGCGAAAAGTGTGTTTTAAACAAAGGAAATATCATGGCCACCGTTAAGTACGAAAAGTCTATCAAAATCCCTGCTAAGCCTGCCAAGTCGAGTATTGTTTCCTCTTATGTCGAAGGCTCTAAGTTGTCGAAGATACCGAAACCAAAGTCTTTAACTCCTTTGAAGAAGAAGTAGCGGTGTATTTGCAGAATTTGAGATCACCAGCACCCCACAGTAATAGATAGCCGCTATCCCTCCGTGTTGACTGTAGGAGTATGTTAGCGGTATTCATTATCTCTCTATCATCATCGAAGGTGTTATCTGGTATCCGTACACCCATTGAGACGCTGCCGTCATCGAAGAACATCTGCGCCCATATTTTGAT